AAATCCCTTTTCTTTTAGTTATTTATTAACTATTACTCTGGAAAAGAAGCACCAGTTGGTTGTATTGTAAAGTCTAATACAATAAACTCTGCAGTTCTTGTTGGTTGTAAGAATAATTGTCCAACTAATTGATTTCTATCAATTGTATCTGGTGTATTATTCGTTTCATCCATTACCACTCTGAATGCACTTAAACCACTTTGTGATTGTACATTTTCTAAGAATGGATTAACAATTCCTAAGAATCTTCTTCTTGTTGCCGCTGTATTTTGTTCAAATACAAGGAATCTTGAAGATGAAGCTATGAACTTCTTAACTCTAATTAATAGTCTTCTTACATTGATTCTATCTAAAGAACTTGCTTTTTTCTGTAATGTTTTTTGTCCAAATACAGTCACCCCTTGTCCAGGGAATGTAGCAATTGGATTAACATTTGAATCATACAATGTATCTCTTTCACCTTGAGTTAGTTTTCTCTGAGCTTGTATTGCAGTTGTGATTCCACCACGATTCAATCCAGCAGGTGCAAACCAAGGATGAGCTACTCTATCATTGAATGCATATATTCCACCCAACGCGACTGATGGTGGCACCCATCTTTGAGTTCCAGCAACTTGTGAATCAGGAACTTTAATCCACGGATAATACATAGCTGCGAAGTTTGAATCAACTCCTTCAGCTTGTGTTACAGCAGCACTTGGATTTTGGTTATAAATCACAGGGTCGATAATTGCAAAACAATCACCTCTATCTTCACATGTATCTATGATTTTATTTGTTATAGCGCTGTGATTACTATGAACCAAACCAGGTGCTAATATTAAATTAATGTCAAACTCATCTTGGTTGGCTAACAAATCAATAGCCGTCGCATAACCCAATCCACCATTTTCAGTTGTTAAATCAGTTGGATTAAATCCTTGTGTTTGTGTACCTATGTTTTCATAGAAATTAACAGCGGAACCAGTTGGATTTGGTACTGCAGCAGCAGCTTGAACATCCAATGTACCATCAGAATTTAAACCAAAGTATCCACTTGCACCACCTGAAAATCCTCCATTTTCTGAACCACTGCCAGCTAGTGGTAATGAACCAGTGGCACCTGTAACTCTAACATTACCATTTTCATCAATGTAATCTATAGTATTTTTTACGTTTTTAACTCTAACAAATTTTGATTTATTCGCAAAGTCACCTTGTAATTCAAGATATTTAGTGCTTCCATCAGTTCCAACAACTTGTTTTTGGTCACCAATGACTTTAGATATATATTGTGGTGAATTAGGGTCAAGGTTTATATTTGTAAATGTTTCAAGAATTTGTTTTCTTTTAATATTATCATTACCTGCTCTAATAGCTAGTGTAAATGTACCCTTTGAATTGTTTATATTACTGATTTCATATCTAATGTTGTGAACTGTTCCATTTGTTAAAACATTATTCGTTGTCGCAGTGGAACTAGCGTTATTCATAATACCACCATCAGATAATGTTTCTAATGTAAATGAAAAATCATCACTTCCAGCTCCTGCATTACCACTTGAACTAATATTAGCTGTTGCTGGTGTGAATGTTCCATCTAGTACTCTTACAACAGTTAATGTGTTTGAATTTTGTAAATATTGTTCAGCTGCATGTGATGTTAAGAATTGAACTGAATTCGAACCACTTTTCACAACATCTCCAAATTTATTTTGAAAATCAGAGTATGATGTTACAACGGTTGGAATTCCTGCAGGACCTTTAAGGGTTGGTCCGATGAGAGCAGCTCCAATTTCAGCCACAGCAGTTGGTAAAAAAGTCTGATCTATTTCATTCGTAAATACACCAGGACTTATAATTTTTTCGGCCATTGAATTTCTCCTAAGTTAACTTTTTAATTTTGAGGTATACCAAAAATAATACTCTGCGCAGTGAGTATTATTCATATATAAATATATGATTTAAACCCCAAACGATGATTTTTTTTTGATTATTCAGATTTATTTTCAGTTGGTGTGAACACACCTGTTTCAGGATTTAAAGTTCCTTGTCCGTATTTATCTGTTATCCCATCAAGAAATTTCTTTTCTTCTGATTGAATTGATTTTAAGGCTTCCTCTAAATCAACCTCTTGTTCATCTAATCTGATTTGTGCTAATTTCAATTGTCCAAATTGATTCTGAACATTTAAATAACTTTTTTGTATATTTTGAACTTGAGTTAGTTCTTCTTCTGTGAATTTTACTTCTTCTGGCATTATAACCTCCATTTGTGAATTGTTAATTAACTATATATAAATATATATAAATTTTGAAAACGAGTAAATTATTTTCCCACCTGTTCATTTGTGGCGTCACTTTCTTGATTAAAAGTAACTTTTGATGGTGTTAATTGTTTTGTTACTTCAGCAGTTTTTCCAAACACATTATCTGTAAATTCAGGTATTACATATGCCTTTATTGATAAACTAAATTCTGTTTTGATTAATCTCTCACCATCTCGATTCATTTCAGATGCATCACTTAAACCACCATCTAACATTGATAAAAACTTGTGTTGTTCTGAATCTCCAAAATACGTTCCAATGTGTTCAAGGAATAAATCATTTAATATATTCATTTGTTCTATAAAATTAGTCATCATAACAAAAGAATAATTACAAATCACATGGTCGGGCATACCAGTGAATAATAACTCTTGTACTGGTTTAACACCTTGTTGAACTGAAAATCTATCGTATTGATTATCTTTACTCCATTTATTACTTCGTGTGACTTTTATAAATTCACCCCTTACATCATGGTCGAATGACATTGGCATAGCATCATCCATAGATACATCGGTTCTTCTAAACATAATTAATGGTAAGATTAATGAACCATTTTTATCTCTCAATACTCCTCTTTTTCTAAAATTTCTCCATCTTTCTTCATTTCCATAATAAACAGGAACTTTAATAATTTCATTAGCTTCTTTTATTTTTGGTTTCATTACATTTTTTATGTGACTCATTATAGATGTATCAATATCTTTTAATGTAACAGAAAAGTTTTTAGTAAAATCTTTACCTGGATTTATTGATTGTTCCGCATTACCACGAACTTTATTATCTTTTGTGGATAGTTGTGTTCCTCTATTAACCGACTCTTTATTAAGTGTATGTGTATTTGTAATCTTATTAACGGCCATTTTGTCTTCTCAATTTTTTAAGTTTATCTAATTTATTATTTACTTTACCTTTATATTCTTCTGACTTAATCGCTGACATATCCACTTTACCAATTGCAATCTCTTTCTTAATATCAACCTCAACTGCCTTTATACCTGTCTGACTTGGTGTATCAAAGTTGTCTAATTTGTTCATCAACTTACCCATCATTTGTTCCATTTGTAAATTACCGTTTGGTTCTGGTGTATAGGTATGTTTTCTTTCACCATATACATCTTCGTCTTCTCTAACATTACCACTAACTTCTTGTTTAGGTTTAGGTGTTTCTTTATAGTTAGGATTAGAAGTGTCAAACTTCGTAATTTTCTTATGTGTGATTTGTTGAACAGCCATTTATTTTCTCTTTTTAATTCTAGCTATTTGTTTTTTAGTTCTACCAAATTTATTTAATAAATCGTTTTTCTTTCTTCTTTCTTGTTTTCTTAATTTAGCTGCTTTGTTTGGCATTATCTTGGTCTCTCTTCTATTTGTAACGATGATAATCTTGAACGATGTGCTGTCGCTACAATGTTATGTTTATAGTTTGGATGTCCTCCATATAATTGTGGTTCTGTTGTTCCATTGATTTCCCAATAATAATCATTCCAATCCACAATGTCACCAATTTCAGGATAAAAATTCAATGAACCACTTGATAGATTTTCTCTTTGAAAAAACATTTCAATATTAGAATTTACATCAGCACCAAACTCATCTTGATTCACTTCTGGTTCATTATAATTAATTAAACAATTAACTCTGAATCCAATGTCATAATATTTAGCAGTTGATTCACCATAAAGATTTGAATTTGTTCTATCAATATTCACTTTATAAATGTCAACTGATTGTCCAATGATTTCATCAATCAATTCTTCATTCATTTGATTAATTAAATCAAATTCTTTTTGTGGTATAAAAAATGGTTTTGTTTGTGACATTTAATTATCCTATGTATATTTTTAATGGTGCTTTATTCAATACCTCTTGTTGAGAATTAGCGACTTCTTGTTCTGTAGTAGCTTGTTCTTTTTTACTAACAGCTTCTAAGAATGTATTCAACTCTTCTAACAAATTCGCTTTTTCCTCTCTGCCTTCTGATTTTAATGCTTCACCATCCATGGACACTTCACCATTTGGTAAAGGTAATGAAGCATATTTACTTCTTATAATTCCTAATAATTCTTTTGCTAATGCTAATGTGTATTTTCTAATCCAATTTCTACCCATTGAATTTATTTCTGTATAGGTTAAGAATTTATAAGGTATATTTGATGGGTCAGATACTTTACCACTTGTTTTAGTTAAAGTAACATCATTTGTATCATTTCTTTTATAATAGTGAAAATATATTTTTTCACCGGCATCATTATCTTCAGGTGTTGGAAATATTCTTAATTTATTATTTATTAATTCAAATGAATATGCAGATTTTCTAATCAAATCATTTGTTTCAATCGCATTAGCTCTAGCTAAATCATATGATATTGGTCTTAATATATAAGATACTGCTGGTGATACATTACCAAATCCAAATGAATCCAATAATTCAATGTTATCATAAGTTCCAGCAAATGGGTCGTAGAATTTAGATATAGCAGCTGGTTGTTGATTAAATACTCGTTGAACCACCATTGGATTTGCATCTGTAATTGATGATTCCAAAGTAGCTTCACTTGGTAAATCATAAACTTGTTGAGATGATGATAAAGTTATTGAACCTGTAAACATAGTAGCATTACCACCAACATTTACAGCTTGTCCGTATTGTTCTGATAATGTAAATAAAGATAATCCACCTACAGCAGTTTCTGGTGCATGAGAACCTGTTGAACTCATTTTAGTTCCAGTAGCAGTATTACCATAGTGTTCCCACAACCAATTTTTTGTATTGTAATGATTTATTTGTTGTGAATATTCTGATACCGCTTCTTCAAAACAAGCATAAATTGAACCTGAATTAAATTCAAGTTGCATGACTGGATGTCCAAGTTTACTTGCGACATATTTACAAGTGGTTAAACTATCGGTTTGAAATTCAGAATCTGCATCATAAATTCCATGTGGTGTTGAACCTGTTACCTCATCAGCACTTGATGGTTCTACATATAAAAATAAAAATTTTGACATTTACATTCTCCAAAAGGGTATTATTCTTCATATATAAATATCAAGAAAACAAAAAAGGGTGAGATATTTCCCACCCTTTTAAGTTGTTTTATATTTTATTGATTAACCACCAGTAAAATTAGTAACAGCTACAGAACTATCATCCTCTGTTATGGTTGTGTTACCATCTGGTCCAGGTTCAAGTTGTGTTAAAGTTACAACCGCACCGTCTACAGTTGCAAGTATTTTACCACTATGTCCAGTGTTTATACAATCCTTTATGGAAGTTGCGATAGCATCATTGTCACCACCATTTCTTAGAAACTCAGGTGGGTTCGCTGCTAAATCCTCAGAAGTTGCAGCTTGATAGGCTACAGAAGTACCATCAGTTGATATAACTGTAATGGTTTTAGAATTGCTAGCGAGATTACCACTAATTGTAATCGTACCAACACCTACTGGATAAAAATAATGAGTTCTTATGTAATCATATCTTGTTTTATCATTTTTTAAATTATTATATTCAGTTGTTAATTTTGAACTGTATTTTGTTGAACTTGGGTTTGTTACTGATACTTTCATATCATTGTGTGGATGTTTTCCACGATAGCCTCTTTTTGCCATTTCATTTCTCCTAAATGTTTAGTACTACTTTTTAGGTTATACTAAATTGTTAATTACTACATCAATGATGTTTAGTACTACTTTCATTGATTCATATATAAATATCATTGTAAAAGAAAAACCCCCTAATAAAAGGGGGCTTTTCAACTAAGTTAGTAAAAAATTAAACTTATACTATGTTTAAGTCTTTACAATGGATTTTACCATAAAACTCAGGTCTAATCATTTTCTTAGCATATCGTGTCATTACACCTTTTCTTGGTGTGAAGTCACTTGGGTCATATACTAATGGAGTCATGATTAGTGGTACATATGGAGAATACACAGCACCTGTTTCTAAGAAGTTTGAACCTCTAAATCCAACAAGTAGTGTATTTTCAGTCATGTATGGGTTCTTATAGACAGTAAATCTATTTTGTAGACTTCCTGCAACTTGAACACCAGCCGCAAACTGAGATTTATTTCCATCTGTATTAACTGAATATCCTGGAATTGATTCAAGGATTGTAGCGATTGTTGGACTTACAACTACAAAGTTAGCACCACCTCTTAGAGTTAATCTTTGGATTTCGTTAGAAACCTTTTGGATTTTACCCAATAGAGTTTGATACCATTCGTATCTTGTTCCATAGAATGTTGTAATGTTCCAATTAGCCTCACCAGTACCTGAACCATCATAGTCCTCACCTGGAGTAGCAGACCAGAAATCAACTGTAGCAGCGTCTGAAATCAACATATCAAGTATTTCTAAATCAATTTCCATTGAAATGTACTCACTTAACATTGATGTTAATTCAGCTTCTGCGTCAACAGAATGATAAGCATTCAAGTCTTGAGCTAACTCAGGAGACCATACAGCTTTTAGTTTTCTTGTCTTTGCAATAATTGTTTGACTTCTTAATTGTAAGTCAACTTCAGGTATTGCTAATGTATCAGCAGTTGCATCACCAGTTGTATCCTCAAAATCACCTCTATCTTCTTCAGATGGTTGTACTGAATAAATAAGGTGGAAGTTCTCTGTTCCATCAGCAACTAAAGCACCTGCAGCAGTTGGAGCATTATTCAATACAAACACTAAGTTACCACTTGAATCCAATTTAGTAAATTCAGGTTGTAACTCAATTCCAAATGCTGATACCGCAGCTGAACTTGAGATGTTGAATGACCTAATAGCTTTCAAGTCAGCATCTGATGGTATTGAAGCTGCTGCGATAGTAATGGTACTACCAGAAGCTGCAGCAATAGAAGCGCTAAACTCTTGATTAAAGTTAACATCTTTATAAGTTGCAACTGCATCTGTTATACCAGATTTAGCTATGTTAGCTACTTTAGTATTGATAGAATAATCATATCTACCTTCACCATACAAACCACCAACACCAAATGGAGCAGATGAACCGATTGGAGCGTTAACTCCTGATTTACCATACAATGAATCCACAGCACCACCTGGAACTTTTATTGCATTATCTGTACCAAAACCTTCGACTTGTGAGCCTGCAGTTGTTTTACCATATTTAAAGTCTAAGTAAAATACTAGACCAGATGGTAAGTTCATAGGCTGAACTGATACAAAGTCTTGAGCTGCAATCTCACCAAAGATTCTACGAACCAATGGAAGAGCAACACCAGACCATTCTTCAGATTGAGAACCATTTGTAGCACCAGCGGCAGTACCACCTGTACCACTATTCTCTGAAATTAACTGTTTTGCTTGGTTTTCCAACATAACAGCCATTCCGTTTCTTTGAAAATCCTCATTCAAACCATCAAGAAGACCTGTTTTATCCCATTTATTAACGAGAGCTTTAGCTTCTTCTTGTTGTTTTTTATAAGGAGACGCATCTAATAATGCATCATTTACATAGTTTGACATTTTTATTATCTCCTAATAAGTTATTTAATTAAACCAGCGAGTTTTCTAAATCTGTCAGCAACTTGAGTTTCTTCAGAAATCACTTTTCGTGATTCTTTAGATGGTTTAGTTGACGCGACAGCAGAACTAGCTGATTCACTTATTGATTTTTTAGTTACGATTGAACCATTATCAGAGAACTGCTCTGCAAGTGTAGAGTAAACAAGTTTAATCTCTCTTGTAGTTTGTGCTCTGTCAAATGTTTCAACCACTTTAAGTTTCTGATTATTATCTAAACTATATTGTTTGAACAATTTATTTGTAAACAATAATTTAGCATTCAAGATGTTAACTTCGTGAAGTTTGTCTTTCAAGAAAGAAACAGCTTCTTTGTATTCTTTTAATTCAGCTTTAACTTCTTTAAGTTTATTATCACCAGCACCTATACCAGATTCTTTATCAGTATCTCCTCTATTATTATCAGATTTACCAATATCGGATGATTTATCAACTTCTTCAAGTTCTTCGTCTTCTTCAAGAGCAGCTTCATCGATTTCATACTCTTCTTCAAGGTCATCTTCTTTCTCTTCAACGTCATCATCTTCACCTTCCGATAACTCAGCTTCAAGTTCTTTGATAACAGCTTCTAAGTCAAGGTCTTCATCTACGTCTTCACCTTCTTCACGTTCATCGTCATCTTCATAAACACCTTCTTCGTGTTCACCTTCTTCAGGTTCACGTTCATCACCTTCTTCAGCGTGTTCACCTTCTTCAGCGTGTTCACCTTCTTCAGCGTGTTCACCTTCTTCAGGTTCACGTTCATCACCTTCTTCGTGTTCACCTTCCGCAGGATTACGTTCACTACCTTCTTCAGCTTCGTCATCATCTTCGTGTTCACCTTCAGAATATGAACCCTCTTCTTTATCGTCATCTTCCTCTTCTTTAAGTTTAGCTGACAACATAGATTTGATTTGAGGTGTGAATGCTTCTTCTAATGCAGTTTCTCTTACTGCTTTAGCGTCTGCGATAGCTTCTTTTAAAATATCTCCCATGATATTTTCTCCTCAATGTATTTTTTGGAATAAGTTTATTAGGAAACTTAATTTCGTTAAGTTATATTTAGACACCGTAAAAGGGGTAGACGGTGTATTGTGTAATTCATATATAAATATTAATAATTAATAAAAATCACAACAATTTTTTATGTTTTTTTATAGCTAGTTTTTTAAAATCCTCTGTAAGAAAATTATCATACCACTTGGTTTTTTTCAATTTATTACTAGCTTCATACAAATCTTTTTTCTTAGCTAAATTATACAATACACAAGGTGCTTTCTTTCTTGTTTCCAAACCAGCAACTTTGAAATCTTCAAATGGTGAGAACATCAATAACTTAATATCTTTCATACCATTTTCTTTCATTTGTTCATTGATGAATTTCTGATATTTTTTTCTCTTGATGTTTTTCATATCATCACCAACATGTAGAATTAATCCAGTCTTGAAATCAGATTCTTTCCATTCTTGAATCATTTCAATTAAGGATTTATCCATGTTGGAATTGTATACCATAAACTTAATATTACCAGTTTGTAAGTCACCAGCTATAAAAGGGCATATGGGCATATTATTGAACGTAGGATTTGGTGTTTGTAAGAAATCCAAATATTCAAACAATTTATCGATTATTTGTTGATGTGTATTAATGATTGTTTTGTTCTTTTTCTTTGAGAGTTTTGTAGTGATTTCTTAATTTAGATAAGTTTCGTTTTTCTCTTTTGATTACCGATTTTTTAACAAAAAATTCTTTCTTTCTCAAGTCTTGCATTAAATCTGCATTTTTTACTTTTCTTTTCAATCTCTTTAATGCTTCTTCTACATTGTTGTTATAAACCGTTACTGATAACCCTTGTGCATTGTCTTTAGGTCTTTTCCTAAAGTTGCGTCTTTTTCTCATATTAACCTCTTGGATTTAGTTTGTTTTTCATTGCTAATTCGATAAATTTATTATAGTGTTTTGGAAGAATTGATATTACTTGGTCTCCACCTCTTGCCTTTAAAGCTTTAACATCATAATCTTTATCTATTTTTAATTTTAATTGTTTAATCATTTTAGATACTTTAACTTTTGTTTTCATATCATTTGGTAAAATGACTTTTTTAAATTTTTGTTCATTCAATTGTTCTTTGATGATTTCTCTAATTGATTCTCTTAATTTTTGTTCAAATCTAAATTTCTGTTTATCGTATTCTGTTTTAT